CCACTGTTGAGTTCTACGAGAAGCAGAAGGCCAAGTACCTGCGCGGTCAGACCGAGGAAACCAAGGGTCTTTCCCCCGCCGAGCGGCTAAGCCTATTCTACGCTCACTATCCCAGCAGCCCGGACGATGCTTTCATGTCCACGCACAAGACCCTTGTGCCCATGGAGGTTATCGTCAAGCAGCAGAAGCGCATTATCGAGTTGTGCCACAACGCCAAGCCGGACTCGCTCAAGCCGGTGTTTGGCAAGTTCATTCCAGTCTTCGATGAGTCCAAGACCATACCCGGAGACACCTACTTCGAGCACCCCATCGTAGGTGCTATTTTTCAGGAAGCAAGGCCGGACGAAGTAGACGCTCCAATCCAGATGTTCATGGATAAAAAGAACGGATGGGCGCACCGGTATTACCAAGGAACAGACCCCATCCAGAATGACGGTGGGTTCTCTCGATTCTCATCTATCATCTGGGACACGGCAGCACGCACCATCGGAGAGGGTGATGAGGTCCAGTACGTTCCAACGATAGCGTGTATGCTGAACTCACGAGCGGCACAGCCCGTGGAACTGTTCATTCAGAACGTCCTGATGGGCATGTACTACGCCAATCACGGACAGAAGGCGTGCAAGGAACTCGTGGAGATCAACGCCGGACACAGGTACGTTGACTTCAAGACCGGCCCTATTTGCAACCTTCGGGAAGCCCTGCTGACCCGCCACCAGTTGCTTCCAAAGTACAAGACCGGTAACGCATCGAACATCTACGGCATCGACCTCAAGGGTGGCAAGGGTTCGCGCAAGGAACTTCTGTATGGGGACGTGGTGGACCTGTTGTTGGCCAACTGGCACAACATCTGGTACTATGACCTGTGGAGCCAGATCCGCCACATATCCGTGATTCCAGATGCCGAAGGAGGAGTCAAGTGGGGCACCGAGAACAAGAACGTCTACAATGACGACATGGTATACGCCCTTGGCTACGCCGAACTCTGTGCCCGCTGCTTGTCAAACAAGCCGCCAGAGTACGTGATCACATCCGAGCCCAAGCTCATCACCAAGCGCATCATCACCCGAAGCAAGGGCGACCTGATGCCTCACTACGAGTGGGTGAAAGTACCCGCATCATACGCATGAGCAACGATTGCCGATACCTCATCTTCGCACCGAAGAGCATCAAGGATCTGCGCGTGCAGTACCCCGAACTCATGGATTATCCAGAGTTCAAGTCACACGTCATCAAGATGCACGATGTGATGTTCGTATGGTGGTACGCCTGCCTTTGTTCCCCCATCATCGAGAAGCCCGACGAGGAACGAATGGCGGAAGCTGTTCACATCTCCTACCCGTCCACGCAGCAACGGTCAGCCAAGCTATTGGAGTTCCGTGACCGTATGCCCGAGAACATCAAGGGTGCGATCAAGCGAATGGAGTCATTCAACCTAGAGGCTAGAGTTGACAACTACTTGCAGACCCGCACGGTGCGGGACAACTGCAAGGCTATGCTCAGTGAAGACACATCCACCATGGACTCCGACCAGAAGGATGCTTGGGCCACCAGAGCACCCAAGCTGTGGAAGTTGCTGGATGAAACTACCAAGACACTGGAGCGCGGGTCATTCGGCGTGTCGCTCTACGAAGAAACAATCCTCGATGAGGCAGATGGAACCCTGCGTCAGTTCCGACAAACAAAGCGATAGATGGACCAAGTAAGCGTCAATAACAGGGGGTCAAAACCTTGGCAGTGGATCCCGGTGGCATACTACCAGCCACCCAGCATGACCATTCCCGAGTCGGAGAAGGGTGCCGCTTACGCCAGCGCATGGACGCGCTACTTCCTGTCTCGCCAGCAATCCGAGTGGATCAACTACTACCGCAACAACTACGTTGCGAACATGGAGTACGCCATTGACTCGCGCTGGGGAGAGGAGGCTGACGTTCAGATGTTTCTCGGTGACGTAGCCTCGCAGACCAGCCGCATCCCGTTCAAGGTTCCAATGATGGGTCCGATGCTCACCCGAATGGTGGGTGCCGTGGATAACATCTCCATCTCAGCGATGGCGGAGTCCGCCACCCAGCACTTCTCGGCTACTCGCAAGGAAGACGCACTGCTACGCGCCATGATCATGTCCCGCGCCGCTCAGGCCGGACCCGACATGGCTGCTGCCTTCGAGGGTATGGGCATCAGCCCAAGCGAACAGAAGACCGAGAGCATCTTCGACATGAACTATCAGGACCACTTCAAGCGTGGTATCAATAGCCTGATGTCGATGATGTCGCTGCGCAACAAGCTGCCGACCACTAAGCGACAGGTGGCGCAGAACATGGCCCTGTCAGGCATGGCTGCGTTCCACAACTTCATCAACGGAGCGAACATCGAGAGCCGACTGATCGAGCCGCGAGAGGTAGGCTGGGATACATCGGCCATGGAACCCGATATGTCCGATGGGCAGTTTGTGTACACCTGCCCGCTAATGGATGTGGGGGAGATCGCTGAACGCTGGAACCCGGCCAAGGGGGTTATCGAGGCACTGGACAAGTGGGCGCGTGTGCTCCCAAGTGGCCAGAACTTCCAAGCCGGATGGCCTCAGTCACGCCCACGGGTCTTCACCATGTACTGGAAGGACTTCAAGAAGGTGGAGCGAGGGTTCGTGATGCGTGATGGCGAGTTGGAGTTCTGCACCATCAACGAGGTGAACCCGGATACAGGTAAACCCGACTTCACGGACGTGGATCTCGTTGAGCCACCAAAGAACATCTACACGGATGCTTGGACTGACACCGAGCGCCGTGAAAAGAAGCAGACCAAGACCATTCAGGTGGCCCGTTACTGCTCCATCATCCCGTGGGAGTATCTGCCCGGTGGATATACCAAGGGAGTGGGATACGGAAGGGCGAACCGCGCACCGCAGCCACCAAACCACAGCCTTCCTGACGTAGGTGTTATCGGTGACATCGTTCTTGACCATGGCATTGTGCCGATTCAAGAGGCAGACCCAGATGACGTGTACTCGGTACACCTACCCATCAAGATCGCCACATGGCGCTACATGGGAGGCCACGTAGTTGCTCCGCTGACCGCAGCCCGCGACCCGCAGCGGTGGATGAACCAGATCACCTCTGACGTTGCGTGGAGGCTCCGTAAGGCCGGTGGTCGATCCACGATCATCGCCAAGGAAGCCATTGCCGACTCGAACATGACCGAGCAGGAGGTGGACATGAAGGTGAAGGAAGGGGATACCCTGTTCCTCAGTGGAAGCGTTCTGGGCGGATTGCCACAGTCATCTGGCTCCATCGACAACTCTCCCGGCCCCGCCATCTACAACATGGTCGGCCTCATTCCACAGGCCAAGTCCATCATGGAGAGTTCCGTGGGTGTGTACGAGAGCAACTATGGAGCACCGCAGGGTCAGGACCAGTTGGTGGGAACACTGCAACTCCAGCTTCAGCAGGCCGGTGTGATGCAACAGCCGTTCTATGCCGCTATCGCCGACCTGTACCGTCAAGAGAACCAGTTGTACGCACAAGGTGGCAAGGAGTTCTACTCACGCCACCCGTGGATCCTGCGACAAATGGTCGGCGAGGATGATATGGAGGCGTTGATCGCCAGCCGCGATATGCAGGTGGAGCAGTTCCGCGTGAAGATCGAACTCTCCCCGGATGGTCAGCAGCTTCGCACCATCACCGATCAGCAGGTTATTCCGGGCCTCATGCAGATGGGTATGCTTGATCCAGTTACGGCAGCACAGCTTATGGGTCGATCCATCCCAGAGGACGTGTACTCGGCAGCGAGGAAGTTCACCCAGCAGGCAGCACAAGCCGCTCAGGAGCAAGCAGCCAACCAAGAGCAAGCAGCTATGCAGCAGCAGATGGCAATGGAACAAGCCGCTATCCGTGACGAGGAGGCTGACATCGCCAAGCAGGAAACCGACGCCAACCTGAAGATGGCCGGACTTCAGCAGAAGCTCATGCAGCCCGAGGCCCAAGCAGCCGCTGACTGGAACAAACCAGACGCATTGACACAAACAGCAATGGGCGCAACTCCCTAAAAATCAGATAGTTGCATCAGTTGTGATAACTACTTAGTACATTTGCTACCATGGAAACCCCTGACACTCAGGTGATTGATACACCAAAGGACGTACAGCGTGACGCGATCATGTCTGTATTTCAGCCACGGTCAAGCACTGTGGCGCGAGAGGCAGCGCCTGCCCCTCCGCAACCCGCACCCGTAGAACCAGTAGCCGAAGCAGCCCCGGCAGCCGAGGTGGTCGTTCCGGACACCCCGGTCGATACGCCAGCCGCCCCGAGTCCGTATGACTCGTTGCTCGACTCCATGGGGACTCCAGCAGCCGCAACGGCTTGGACCCCTGAGGCAAAGGCAGCATTCACCTCCACGTTCGGAGTGGATGACCCAGC